CTTACAACATTAAAACCACCAGCAGCTTTACTTCCACTTGACCTTATAAACATATAAGGCATTTGAATAAGCACTAAAACTTTACTAGTTGATGCAGATGGTGTAATACTAGCTGTTAATCCAGTATCAGCCATAGTTGTGCTAGTAGTACTAGCTTCGTTATTTGTTGTTGCTCCTACAACTTGAAGAATTTTACCTACAGAAGTAAACCCTAGACTACCTGATCCATCTGTTTTTATAGCTTGGTTTGCACTACCATCTGTTTGTGGCAGTGTAAATACGCTTGCACCGTTAGCTGTATGTGCAAGCTGATTCGTTTTTATTGTACTCATGGTTTCGGATATTTGTCTTTAGTAGCTTTTATTGCTGTAGCAAAACCACCTGATGCAGTTACAGTACCAGCAACAATATCTTTGTAGAGTAAATCTAGCTGTTCTCCTATTGGTAGATATTGTGTATCTTCAGTAGGAGTTGCTGCTTCTCCTGTTCTTTTTCTTTGATAAAGAGTTTTTGCTGCCTCTGTTTGTTGTGCTGCCCATGCAGCTTCTTCAGCGTCTCTAGCAGCTTCTTCTTCTGCTGTAAACGGATATGTTTGCCCAGTAATTGCGTTAAAATGAGTTCTAGCCATTATCTTTTAAGTCCATAAAGTTGATACGAAAAGTTCCCAACATTTCCAGATGAAAAATTAATTCGGAAACCTGTAGGATAGTCAGTAGATCCACCAGCACCACCACCACTACCGCTTGTAGAGTCAGTTAATGTTGCACATCCCCATACCCAGTTCGGCATAAGGCTATCATTATGGCACATAGCGTTCCACCATATAGTATTCGCTCTATTCTTTGTATGACCATTATCATTAGCATCACAAAATGAAATTCTAGCAAACATAGATATACCTTCTTGGGAGTGGGTTCCTAAACCTTCAGCTAAATTAACTTGGTTAATACCCATACCTGTAACTTGAGTCTGATTATTGCTACTATATAAATAACTGTAAGCTGTTTGATGATGTGCTGCACTAATATTTGACCCACTTGATCCTCCTGTTCTCCAATTAAATCTTGCAGTTACATTATCAGTAGCCGGCTTCGTAATAAGAGTAAAATCAAATGTCTTAAATGTTGTGACATCTAAATTATCAAAAAGAAGATCGCCAGTACCACCAGCTCCTGTAGCTACAGCTATTTTTTGAAAATCATTTGTATCTGCTACTGTTGCAAATGCTAAGTTACCAGACCCATCAGTTTTTATATATTGTCCACTACTACCATCAGCATTAGGTAACTTAAAAGCTACTTCACTAGATGTAGGTGCGGATGAAGGTGGGTTAAGCGATACCGCATTCCCACCCGAATGTTTTAATTTTATTGAACTCATGATGCTACCTCGATAAGATATATAGTGCTTCTTCCGTTGTATTTATTCCACGTTGCATTGACTGTATCACTAACTTTTCTAAATTGAACTTTATAAGTATATGTTGTAGAAGCAGATGTTCCTGTATCATAATAATTCATAGCAACATTTGAAAAATCTTCAGTTCGGTCGCCACTAACATTACCAGCCCATCCTCCTTGATGTGCATATATAAGTTCTGTAGAACCTCTAACTAAATTCATTTGGGAAACAGTTTCACCACCACTAGTAGAGCCAATTCCTCCTAAGTCTCCAGCAACCATAGCAAATACCCCTGCATGATTACTTGAACTTGTTGTGATGTTACATGTTAAACCTGTATCAGCATAGGTTGTTGTGTCGTTGTAAGATATATTTGATGTTTGGACAGAGCCAACTATTTGAAGAATTTTACCTGTTGTAACAGTGTTTGCAAGCATGTCAGAATCGACTATGCCGTCTGGTAAACCACCAGTAGAAACTCCTGTGATAGTACCATTTCCATTAATTGTTATCGCCATATTAAACTATTGTCCATGTTGAGTTGTTAGGTACTGTCACAGTTATCCCATTGTTAATAGTTATAGGACCAAATGTTCCAGCATTTTTGTTTGTGCTAATTGTGTAATCGTGAGTTATTGTTGCCTCATTTTCCCAGAAAACAGCATTAGCTCCTGAGTTACCACCTGTAGCACCAGCTTGCAGTCCAGTAAGATTCGACCCATCTACTGCCGGTAAAGTGCTTGGAAATCTTGCATCAGGAATAGTTCCAGATGTTAAATTACTTGCACTTAAAGCTGTTAAGTCTACCTGTGCCCAAGTTAAGCCACCTGTATTACCAGACTGAGCTGATAAGAAATACCCATTAGTAGGAGAATTACTTACCTTTAACTTAGCTTCACTTACGGCATCAGATGTTAATTTAGCTTCTGTTACTGTGTTGTCATTAGGTGTACCTATACCAACAGCAGACCCACTTTGTGTTACAAATACACTAGATCCACTTGGAGGAGCTGTGCAGAATTTAATTCCGTTAGTTCCTTCTAAATAGAATCCCTCGTTACTTGCATTATATGAACCACTGTTTGGTTTCTGTATAACACCGTTAAGACTAACTATTAATTGTCCAACACTTGTTATTGATGCTGCATTGCTACCATCTCTTAAATCATAAGATACAATACTACCATTAAATGTAGGACTGCCAGATGTAGCTCCATCAGGTACAACTGTTAATAATTTAAAGTCTCCAATCGAAGTAACAGCATCATATTGTGTATTACCTAAATCGTAAACTTTCATTACGTTGGCTGAAGTATCAAACCATAAGTCTCCATCACTTAGTGCGGATCCGTCTGGATGATTACTTGGAGCACTACCACTTACTTGATATCTGTCGTTAAAGTCATTAACAAGAGTTTGTGCGTTAGTTACTCCTGTTGCATCAACAGTTTCTCTATGAAAAGTATATGTATGTAATGTTGTAGTTGTTTCTACTAATATTCCTTTTCCAGCAGTATAAGTTGCACTGTTTGCTAATCCATTGATAGTTACTGTATTTCCAGAGCCAGCTCCGTTTGCAATAGTTGCAACTCCACTTCCGTTAGAAGTTAAGTTATTTGCTAATGCTTTAATACTAACTATAGTTCCAGCACCATCGTTTACGTCTGGGTTAGTTGTAGGAAAACTAGTTTCATTCGCTATTGGTACAAAACCACCTACTTCAGTTACTAGCTCTACTATTCTTTCGTTTACAGCTTGAGCTGAAGGTATCTGTACGTCAGTTGGACTTGCACCAATAGTTGTGACTATACTCTTACCATCTAATAAGTTTAGTTCTGCTGTAGATGCTGTGATTCCATCTAGTGTTTGAACTTCTGCTGTGTTTAAATCAGCTAAAGCACTAGCAGTACCACTACCCATTGTAGCTAGTTCTGTTAGCTCAGAATCTAATGGTTGTTTACCATCTATTTGTGCTTGGATTCCACTTGTAACACCATCAACATGATTAAGTTCTGCTGTTGAAGATGTTATGCCATCTAAAGTATTTAACTCAGTAGCTGTAGCGGTTACTCCATCTAAAATATTTAATTCTGCTGTAGTAGCAGTTACACCATCAAGTATGTTTAACTCAGTTGTATCTGCTGTGACTCCATCAAGTTTGTTAATTTCGCTTGTAGTAGCTGTTACACCATCCATGATGTTCAGCTCTGATGTTGTAGCAGTCACACCATCAAGAATGTTTAGTTCTGATGTGGTTACAGTAGCATCATCTAAGATTGCTAATTCAGTTGTAGTTAGGTTATTGATAGTACCAGTTGTAGCTATGTTCTGACTACCAAAGTCAGGACTTACCTTTGTACCAGCAATAGCAGCTGACGCATTGATGTCAGCATTGACTATAGTTCCGTCAGCGATGTCTGTAGAAGTAACTGTTCCGTCAGCTATCATAGTTGATGTGACGGTTCCAGTATCTCCTGTAGTAACTACTGTACCTGTTGTATCAGGAAATGTAATTGTACGATCTGCTGTAGGATCAGCTACTGTAATTGTTGTTTCGTTAGCATTATCAGTAGCACCTTCAAATACTATGTCAGCATCTTCACCCATGTTGAAGTTACCGGTCATAGTACCACCGAGAGCACTGATATAACGACCATTAACTTCCTGTGTAACGTATAAGTTTTGTGTGAAGTTGTCGTTAAGATCTTCTGATTTTATAGCTGAACCAGCATAGAATGTAGCTGATAGGCTGTCAATACCTGTCTCTCTGAATATTTTGATTTTAACTCCGTTACCCGGAGCAGTATTAAATTGTACTGTCGTTGCATTGGCTAATGTAAAAGCCGTTGTATCGACTGCATCAAGACTACATTTTATGTCTGATGCCTTAAGATATGGAAATGTAAAAGAGTAATTGGTGGTGGAGCCATTACCCGTATAAGAGTTTTGTGTAACAGCCATATGCCTTAGTTACCGTAATTAATTAATTTGCGTGTTTTTCTGTCTCTTTCTTGTATTTCAGCTGCTCCTTCTACGTCACCAGTTTTTAAAGCTGCTTTAGCATTTTGAGCATTTATAATAGCTTGTTGGATATCAGGTTTGTCAGATAAATATATCTGCTCGGCTAACTTCTGTGCATTACGAAGCATAGTATTAAGTTCCTGATGTACAGGTAAGAGTTCAGTTTTAAGTTTAATTCTATCTTTATCAAGTTCAGCATTATTCTTTCTATGATCCTTCATAGCTGAAATCTCATCATTATAACGCTTAATCTTCATAATCCGTTGTACCTCTTTATATAACTCCATCTCACCAATAATTGTATTTATTTCCTCTACTGCCTCTGGAGGCCACTCATATGACCCTGTAGAGTCCATCTTTAACATTGACTGACCATTATAACCTATATCCATTAAGTACTGTCTCCAAGGCTCCTCGCCTTCACTTACCTTAATAGGACTCAATGCGTTTAGTACTTTAAGTACAGGGTTGTTGATATCATTTAAAGGTGTACCTGTCCAAAAATCTACCTGATTAGGTAAGGTATTTTTAAATCCGGGTAGGCTATTCTTAACATAATCAGTCCATTCATCGCCTAAGTTTTTCTGAGCAGAGTCAATCGCATTTGCTACTACTCCTAAAGTTCCGCTTTGTGGAATCCAAGACCTAGCACTTTGAGCTACAAGTCTTCTAAACGCACGTACGTTACCATTAAGAGCATCAAACAATGGTTCTACACCAGCTAAAGGAGACTCATTTAAGAATGTAGCACCTATAGTCCATGTAAGTTTAGACATAAAACTTTCAAGTACATGCTCATCAGTATCACGTAAATAATAAGCCATATCTCCTACAAGAGTTAAGATATGATCTATACCTACAATACCTTTAAAGCTTACCCATTTGTTTCCAATCTTAATAGTCTTTGGTTCATACCCCATTTCATCTCTTTCTTTGTTTCTACGAGATGCGTTATAATGTCCATTACCACGTATATTACCACCGAGAGCGTAACCAAATAATGTACTAGCTAGTAGACCTCCAAAAGCTAATCTACCTATATATTCAGCTCGTAGGTTTTCAAAGATAACATCAGCGAAAGGTTCTCTAGCGGCAACAATACCATGATCTAATAGAGCTTCTGCTATATCTTCTGCTGATCTAGCATAAATAGTTTTACTATACTTATTTAATCCGGGTATTAAAGTAACAGGCGTCCAAGATGATGCAGCTTTCATTGAGTTAGAAGCTGTGCGTGGAAATGCCATAACTTCTTTTAAAACAGGATATGCTGTAGTAGCTTCATTCAGCCAAGTTGACATTCCATCGTCTAAATTAAGTTGTATCTCTCCGGCTATTGCTTTTAATACTTTATCTTTAACTAAACCATCAGCATCAAAGAAAGATTGATAATGTTTTGTTTCTGCTATCTTTAGTTTTTTCTGTGCCATCTCACCAAAAGTACTACCAAATTCATTGAATACTTCTTCGTAAGCCTTAACACGAGATAAGTAATGAGCTAGATGTGTGTTAGTAAATACGTCAGGAAAGACCATAGCAGTCATACCATAACGTAAACCTTTCATACCACCAAGTTGTTTTAAAGTAGATGCAGTTCTATATTGATAAGCTTTACCCCAGTTACCTTGCTGTTCCCATATTTTTGCTACATTATCTAATATATCCCAAGCTTTATCTGTTTTAAACACATAATCCTTACGGAAGTTTTGTAACATAGTAGTAGGATCTTTGTGGGTTTTCTTCATCATTTCAAACGCATCTGTTATTGCACGTCTGTTAGTTTCCCATATAGCACCATTATAATATAAGGTACGTCTAACACCTTCTATATTACCAGTAATACCATGACCTAAAATAGCAGTCATAGGTCTTAAGATAAGCTGTGCTCCATTACCTACACCAGCTCTAAAAGCTGATATACCTGCTAACATATTATTATATCTAACTGCCCAAGCACCTTTTGCAAACAAATTCATGTTTTTAGGATCAGGACTTCTAAGTAACCCCATTGGTGTAACTTGGTCTGATGCCCACCTCATAAGTTTTGCAAAACTATCTACATCACCATTAGTATGTGCAAAAGCATCAACTAACGGACGTATAGCTTCTGGCATTTCTTTTTGTAACCTTTTAAGTTCTTTAGTAAACTTTAAGTTCTTAGCATGTATAGCATTTTCTGCTGTTTGAAACTCTTTTAATAATGTCTCAATACCTTCTGCTGCTGTTTCTGGAGGTAATTGGTCAAACCAGTTTTTGTTACGTAATGACCAACCAGATATATACTTGTTAAGAGCATATTCATCCATTAAGAATAATAGCTTGTCAATGATGATATCCATAGCACGGTTCTCATCAATAGCCGGAGCCATATCTGTAATAGCTTGTGAAATAGTAGCAGCTTCTCTACCCAAAGTATCCATAACTCTAGCAGAAGATTCAGTTACACTTCTACCTAAAAATCTATCGGTTAAATATCTCATAGCAAATGCTGCTGCTCTTGCTTGGTCTTCGTTAATAACTTCAACCTTATATTTACCCATTAATAGATTCTTAACATCTCTATTCTCAAGGAATAACTCTTTAACTTGCTTTACAGTTTTATTAGGATCTATAATATCATTATAAATACCCCACGCTGCTGCGTTCATTTCTTTAGCACTAATTCTAAAGCCATCAACAATAGCGTTAAATCTACCAGCTTCTCTAGCAGTCTCTGCAACACCCATAACTGCATCCCTAGAAGTATCACCTACCATGAGACCTTTCTTTCTCATAGAATCTGTAATAATAGGTGCAGGGTCTCCAGCTGATGTACCGTTTTTGATAGCTGTAGTATCAGCCATATTACGTGCTACATTTCCCGGAGGAGTAGTTTGTTTTGCAGTAGCTCCATCAGATAATAGATCTTTATTTATATCAGGATCTAATCCGGCTGTGTTTAAATCTAATTCTAACTGTTCAAAACTTTCAAGTTTACGATCAATAGCAGCATTAGTTTCTATATCTTCGATTGCACCAAGTTGTTTCATGCCATCGTCTATATTCTTTGCACTACCTATTGCATCTTCAAGCTGTAGCTTTTCATTGATTAGAATATCTTGCATCTGTTTACTAAGATTTTTACCACCCATAGATAAGAGTTGATCTATTTCTTGTAAACGTATTAGCTGTTCAGCGTCTGCTCCTATCTGTTGACTAAGATTTTTGTATCTTACAGCGTCCCCATCTATAGGTTCCATCCACTGCATGACTTTCTTAGCACCACCCATAGTATTGTTATTTAAGAAAATACCTAAGATACTTCCAAATATACTAAATGGTGCAGACTCAAGCATATTCTTTTTCTTTCTAACACCGGGGCTATCACTATCTGTAGTTCTAAATGCTTCGGGAAGTGGTATTCTACCTTTAGGTCCGAATGTCTCAGGGAACATTTCACTTACAGTTGTAGTAAGTGTATCATCTTCTCCAATATCACTTAGACCTAAGATTGCAGCATCACCTAATCCGTGTACAGCCATAGTTGCTGAAAGATTACCCCACCATTTTAAGCCAAATCGTTTAGCTTGTGGTAGTAAATTAGTAAGCTGTTTATCAGCAGCCTGAGAATATAATAATGAAGGTAACACAATAGACGATACACGTCTTAATTGCTGATGCCACTCACTATCTAATTTAGTCTGTTCATCCCACCAATCATCTACCTTATCCATACCGGGTATCATAGTACCAGCTGCATCAACAAAGAAGTCTGCAAGACCTAGACCGGGTGTAGATAGACCTTGAAATGTATTATCTAAAATCTTTAAAGGATTAGATGATCCATACAAACTACCCATGTTTTGCCTTTTAGCTAGTCTAGCTTCTTCTAAAGACATACCATAGTATTTCTGATGAAACTCATCCCCTAGCTGTTGACGTTTATCTCTATCCTTTTCTTTAAAATAAGTATTATACTCTTCTAGCATCTTATCGTTATTCTCTTTGATAGATAAATCTACTGAGCTATTACCATAAGTTGCTTTAAAAGGTGCAGGGAATACAGGAGCAGCATCTACTGTTTCAGTTGTATCAGTCGGAGTTTCTGTCTCGGTAGTAGTGGTAGGAGTGTATAATTGTTTTTCCCGTTGGGCTTGTTCATATAAGTTAGTCATCGTTTCTCCTTTGTTTTAATTTGTTGATTATATAATCTCTAACTTTTAAATTACTGCTACCTAACATTGCTGCTTCCCAAGGTTCTAATCCCAACTGTTTTCTGTATTCACTAAAAGCAGTCTGCATCAATTTATCGTTTGGATTTTTAATATGTAAAGTACCATATGTATTATCACACCAGTCAGTTCCTGTCATTTGGCAAAATAACTTTCGACCTTCTGCACCTGATCGGATACGACCAACTTGGTCTAAAAACTCCTTTCTAGTTAAGTTTAACTTTTTCAAGTGTGGATAAATTTGTTCTAATATAGGATGATTAGGAGGATGTCCGTCAGCATTAAAAACTTCTAACAAATCAGTATCTGTAAAACTATCTTTAGCTTCGTTAGCAACAGCATTAAGAAGATAATTAATCTTTGCTTCATTAGTTGTATAGGATGCAAAGTCACCGTCAAGTGTAGCTTCTATTTCTCCTGATGATGTGTTGTTGTAAATTGTACCTACTTTAGATAAAAATACTACTCGATTGTCTCCAGTAGTTCCTACTCTGTGTGCAAACTGACCAAAGCCTCTAATTCCATTTTCTGGTTTTTGTAGTGTTCCATCAGGATTAATTCCTAGCATAGAATCGAGTTGAGCTGTTGCTGCTGCATAAGTTTGACTGGCAGTTTCGTATTTATCTCTGTTCTCTACAAAGTAAGTAACGATAAATGAACTCATTTCTTGATCTATACCATTAACTGAATAGTGTCTTACCTTACCTCCACTTAAAGGATTATCTTTTATAAGAGTATCTAGTTTTGTGCCATTTAATTTAAGTAATTTATTATCTAATTTATTTAGAGGTTGATTTAAAAGAAGTGCTAACTCATTAAAATTCTGATAAGCATAGTTAATCTCTTGATTACTCTCATTAGTAGTAAACCATGCTGAAACAATAGCGTCTGTATCTCCAGAACGTAAAGATCTAAATAAAGTATCTTGAAGTAAAGTACCGTCTAATGAATCATCTGAAAAATTTAAACTACGTCCCATTGCAGCTATAGCTACTGGATTATTTTTATACTTATCAAAGTCTGACCATAACTTACCTTGGTTTTCAGTTTTTCTATAATATCCACTATTAAGATTATCAATAAACTCTGAAGCATCTGCAGCCTGTTTAGCCTGTATTGATTTTTCTTCTACTTTTTTAGTTGCATCATGTATTCGACCCCACTCTATCAGTAGTTCACTCTCTAGATTAGGATGCTTACCAAGAATACGATTATGTTTTTTATTAATATCACCTTCTGGATTTACAATTACATAACCAAATTCATTAGCTGCATTTTTACCTAATACTTCCTCCGAATATAATGTCCAATTATTTGCATACCTTGGATTATACATCAATTCGATTGCTAACTCTTTAAATGACTCTTTCGGATTAACATTGATAGGTGTGGACCAGTTTCCAGCTCTACTTTCTACAGGTAAAGATGAATAAGTGCTATTCATAATCTTCCAATTATTATTAGCACCTTCATAATCATTATTTTGATGTGAAACTTTAATTAAGTCTACTGAATCATTAACTACTTTTGAATCTCTATTATACTCATAACCTAAAGTATATTGTTGTTCATACTGTAGACCTTTATCTCTAAAAGCTTTCTGTATATCTAGCCCTGCTTTAGACTTAGGATTAATTCCTAGTTGTGTTAAAACTTCTATACCACGATACTGTATAATTGAAGCTACATTTTTATGATCTACTTTTAGTGGATTTTCAGATTCTGGATCTTCAAGCATACTTATAGTATCACGAACAATACTATCAATATCAGCTTTTATATCTGCAACTAGTTTATCCCGTAATTTAGGATTCTTAGTTTTAAGTTGATGTAATAAAACTTCAGCTTCTTGTTTCTTATTAATATCTCCAGTTTTTTGATATTGAGCAAGACGTGCAGTAAATTCCTCTACAGTGTTGCCAAATATTTTCTGACCTTCCTTGTCTATTCTAGAGTAATACCTTTTTATTTGATCTAGATTACCATTTCTTATAAGTTTATCATACTCGTCAGCTGCTGCTCTTGTATCAATAAACCCTCTACTAGCGTTCCAGAGATCTTTACTAGCTTTAGCAAGAGAGGGAGCTAACTCCCCCCATGTTTCTGCTAAGTCATCTTGTTCTTTTATACGTTGTTTAAATCGTTCTTGTAATCTTTGGTTATTTTTTTCCAAAGCATCAGCCCTCATTTTACGAGGACCAAGAACTTCTACTTCATATTTCTCTTTTCTATTGTCAGCCTCTCGTGAGAGTTTACCTTTAAAAGAATCGAGGAATATATTATCTTGTCTCTCTCGTTGACTAGAGAGCTTTTCTAACTGTCTGATTTGAGTATCGGATTGCTGTCTCATTGCTGTTAAACCAGCATCCAAAGTACTATATCGTGGATTGCCTCCAGAAGCGTACCTCTGAAGACTTTTACTCCTTTTTGCCATTTTATAATGAATTAATTATATCCGTCGCTGTGCCTGCAAGACTCGTTAATGATGTTCCCCAGACTCTATTGGCTGCCGCTGAAGGCGATGCCATTGCTCCCATGATAGGTTGTGGTCCAAAGTCATAATCTTGTAATACCCGTGGGTATTGATATACTGCTTGAGGTGTTGGTAACGGTTGTACTGGTGTTGGTAGGATACCGGGATCTAACATTTTTGATGCGTAAGCGTTTAGGTCAGCAACGATTCGTCCTCGACTTATTTGATCGACTGTACTTTCTGATTCTGCTGTGGCGTTATTTAATGCTAAATCTAATAAATTTAATTTAGTTCCAAATTCTAATACTTTGGTACTTCGAGCTTTGTCGACTGATCTACCAGTCTGACCTCTCGATCTGATTTCTCCTTCTGCTATTAAATAGTCAAGGTATTCATCATTTTGTTCATATAATTTTTCTGCTCTTATCTCTTTGAGTTTTCGTTGTTCATCATTCAAAGCTGCTTGCTCTTCCAGACGGTTCATTGTTGTCTGACCTAAAAATATATTATCAGATTTTTCATACATCCGTTCATTGGTATCCTGTTCCATGTTACGGATCTGTAAATTGTAATTATATGTTCTTAGATTTGTAGCATCTCTATATGCAGCTAGCTGTCCTTCTTGTTCAGCTTTCTTTTGTATTTCTTGTACAGCAAAATCTCTGTCAGCAATAGCAGCTTGTTTTTGCATTTCCCAAGCTTGCATATCATATGCGTATTGAGCTCTTGTTGCTTCATTCTGCGTATTGGCTGCTGATCTGGCTGCTGAAGCACTTTTAGATGCTCCAAACAAGCCGACACCAGCACCAATAAGTGCTCCCCAAACCATATTTAAGTCCTCCTGTAAAATCTAGGTGAGTATATTCCTTCCCACATCATAGAGTTTAGAGAGACAGGGAACGGTGAATCATTGAATAATCGTAGTGTAAAATTATCTGTTTTTTGATGTATAGGTAATGTAAATACAGTGTGATCTGATATTGCAATATCGTTAGCTAAATATTCATCGGCTTTTACTACTGGATTTAGGCTATACCATTCATCAAGATATATAAGTATCTTAACACCATTAGCTGGTGCAGAGTCAAATGTAATTTTAGGTACAGTACCACTTGTAGTATCTATAGTAAAAGCTGTAGTTACCACGTTATCAAGTTTAACTTTTACCTGATCGTCATCTACATAACTTAGGTCATCATCTACCCAGTTAAAAACTGTGGTACTACCATCGCCTGTGTACTCACGTTTACCTTGACGTATACCTTTAGACTTTAACTTAAAGCCCATGACTCCTGATAATCCTACAGCAAATTTCATACGAGCTATTGTTAGATTAGCAGTAAAGTCACTGAGTTTCATTTCCTCGTCTACTCTATAGTAAGTCTTAGGTAATGTTACATCAAAATCATATTTATATCCTACTATAACGTCACTAGCAATACTTGTTAAGTTTTTAAATGGTACTTTAAAATATGTATTACCACTTTCAACTACACGCTCTGGAGATATAGTAAATCCAGATTCAATAAACTGACCTGTAGCTGTAGTACCTTTAATTATTAGTACAGGTGTTAGATTAGTCGCATCATTGTATGGTATAAAGCATTTAGAAAATTCATTAGTAGAATCCCAAACTACTGAGCTAGCTGCAGCATATAAATCTATACATGGATTTAGTCTTTGACCATCATTATTAACAATGATAGCGTCTTCTGGACTCTGACTAAGGCTAGCTTTGCTAAGTGTAAATTGTCCGCCCTGTTTTGTTACAGCAAAAAATTCATCAGAATCTGCTGCTATAGTTTGTACATTACCGGGTGCTTCCCAGTTAAACCATGTTTGTAATTTTATATCAGTACCTTCAACATACTGTCTAAATAGATATATGTATCTTGTACTCTGTCCTGAGAACGCAATAAATTGGTTTTGTGCACTGGATATAAGAGTATCCATGTCAGCTGGTATCCATTCATTTACAACATTACCTATATCAGCTACTTGTGGGTTTTCGTTTTCTCCACGTGTGACCATAGCGAAGACTCTAGTATAACTAGGGGTCTTACTGATAAAGTTAATTGTGGTACCAGTATCAACAGGGTCAATAACCGTATCCATTTCATAGTTAGCTATTGTTCGTATAACTGTTTTAGTTGGTGTAAGTATACCATCGTTAGCTCCCATAAGAAACTGTTGATTAGCACTAAATAACACAAGACCTTGAGTAGATGGTATTACACTATGTAATGCAACTGGTTTAGTTGTACTAGCACTTAAATCAATAGGATCTGAGTCTGTAACAACCTGTGCGGAAGTATGATAAAAGTCAAAAAACTTAGCTGATTGACTCATTGACACAGTATCGCCAGATAAGAAACCTAATCTATTATTATGAAAGAATGATTGAGTTATCTTTTGACCTACAAATGATGGATGTGAATTAGTTTCATCATCACCTACAGCTCTAGCTTCATATGTTACACGTTGGAATGTAAAATTATTAACACTTGTATTAACTAACTCATGTGGCATCGTAGAATTATCTAGTCCTGTTGATGTATCAGGAGCTAATGCTTCTGTCCAATAACCCGGTCCAGATGTACTATTATCAGCTACAAATTTTAGATAATATGATTTAGTTAGTGCACCACTATTAACAATTTTAACTACATGGTTATGTACAGACTCACTAGGTAGCTCATCTAATGTAGCTACTTGATCTTGAAATACAGTCATCTGGTTATTAAATGGACCAGCTGAACCAGTAAGAGTAAAGGATGCGTTACGTGTTAAACGTATACTATCTTTTAATTTTGTTGTAGTTAGACCTGAGATACTTAAACCATCAATACGACTTTTTAATTCTGTTAAAACTGTATCGTATGTAGCATTACTAGGTGAAGCATATGCTGAGATAGCTTGACCGGCTACACTTACATTATAGGTAGTATCAACTGATGTACCTGTAATTTTAATTGTACCTTGTCTGTTTGCATTAAACGTAGGATCAGCTATTTTAGCAACGACCTTTGTTTTATTAGTAATTATAGATTTATCTTGTATAGTCAGTATATCATAGTCTGTACGTGCTCCTGTAAGGTATGCCTGAGCCCCTGTACCGTATGTTACGGTAGCTGCGGCAAAGGTTACAGCGTTCCAGATAGCAATGGCTCCTGTAGAGCCTCCTGACGCTGGTGTAATACAGCCTATATATTTTTCTGTATCGGTTCTAGATATAAAGAACCACTTTGAGTTGTCATATGTAGTGCCAGTACCTAGATTACCGATCCACTGAAACCCCGGTCTTTTTGTAAGACCAAAGGTTGGATCAGGATAGCCGTTGATACACTCCTCGACTTGACCGGGAAGTTTCTTATCATCAGATTGTCTAGATACTCCACCAAGATAATCGTCAACTCGCTGAGTAACTGCTGGCATTATCGTTGTAAAGCGTGAAATGGTTGATAGCTTTGATAGTAGTTTTGAGAGTCTTGTGGATGACCAAACATAGTAAACTGCCCTTGGCTAGTTTCATATTCAGTTGCTAAAGATCTCATTTCTAATTCTTGAGATTTAAGTCGTGTGTACTGATCGTCGTCTCCTACTATTCTACCAGACACAATAGTAGCTGCTCTGGCTTTGATATAATTTTGTATAGGTTCTGGAAGATCTATAAAATCAAATTCCCATACTACGTCACATTCTATAGGACTATATGTCCATTCAAAAGTGTGGTTCTGTCTGTCATATAGTTTACCACTTCTACGTACAGCATGATAAGGTGTATTCTGTGCGTTCTCTGTCAGTTTTATCTGTATGACATTATTAGGTATAAGTATTTCGTTGTTATTGTCTTTTGTAAACTCATAGTGATACTCTTTATTGAAAGTCCATCCCTCTGATTGTACCTCTCGGGACACCTGTAACAGTGTATCATAAGCAATCGCAACTTCCGGGTTGGTTTGGTCTAGTGTAGTTACAGGAGCCTGACCACATGATGTGAGTATCTGGTTTATAGCTGGTAGCTCTTGTGTAGCGTTTGTGGTTGGAAAAGGCATAATTATAAATAAGAAAAGGGGAGAATAAACTCCCCGTATTAACTCGCATTAGAAGGCAGCGTTACCGGATGATCCGACAGCAGCACCAGCGATTAGTTCAACAGCAGCAGCTGGGTTTAAGTAGTCTGCACCCATGGCTAGTCTTCCTAAGATTACATCACCTTGGTATACTACTGAAACGTCTCCAGATGTTACCTGTACTTGTGGACCGATTGCTTCTACACAGCCTGCAGCTTCCTTCTGGAAGATAAG